CTGTGCTACCTCTAGCCCTATCGTAATCTGAATTGCCCATTCCGGCGTTCTTCCAACCGCCACCACCTTTTTTACCGGCCTTTTCCATATCCTTTTGAAGGGAATCAAAAGTTGTCCTGAAAGCAGTTAAATCTTTATTGCCTTCTTTAATTGACGCACCGATATCTTCTAACCTAATGTGTAATACAACTGTATCATTAGACATGCATACTCCTATTCGGATATTACCAAAAAATTTTTGATAATTTAACTAGAGACCATTATAACATGTAACCACGCTCTTGTCAAACCAAAAAATTTTTAACGCAAAAAAGCCCGCTAATTTTTAGCTAGCGGGCTCTTGCATCTTTTTCTTATTATTGACTTCATCTGACCTTACGTTGTCAATTAAACGTATTAGCATAATTATAAACTTTTGTTCGGAATAATCAATTTCTGTTGCTTCTAAAACATCTTTAATACCTATTAAAGATTTTCCTAAGTAAATACCACTCATGGTATCCCACTCATCTCGTAACATTCTATAGGCATTAAAAGCTTGCTGTACTTCTAGTGGAAAATCATCAAACTCTACAGGAATCTCGGATTCTACTGGTTCGTTGCCTAATGCTTCACACATATCAAAATATTGGTCCTTGGTCATACCAAGACTCATATTTTGAATATAGTTGACCAACTGTGCACTTACTTGCTGGAGCTGGTCGTCGAAAAGTTTCCCAAGTCTGTGACCTGTTCACTAATAAAAGCATCAAAATTACTAGAGTTCTTCATTAAGTATAATGCGTTTTCAGCAGTATATCCCAACTCAGCACTCATATCTTTACCGGTTAAATCAACTGGAGCTAATTGTTCTAGATAACTAAGTTTTAGTCCTGACCATCCTTTAACAGAGTTTTCAACATAAAGCTGTAAAAATAAATCTTCGTTAAATTCTTCAGTAGGCTGACGATTTTTAAAAGCTGTTTTGGTAGATTTTTTACGAATCGACAAAAGTGTTTCGCGAGATAAAAATGCCAAATCAACTATAAAACCAGGCATACCAGGATATTCTACCTGTACTGATTTACTAGGAACTAACAATGTTTTTAAAGAAAGAGGGGTAGTAGTCATTTTATAATAAGTTCAAAAAGAGAGACTGGAGATCAACCCAGCCTCTATGAAAATGCAGTAGTTATTTATTATACTGCGTAGTATTTAATTTCTGCTTCATTTACAGCTTCAAGGTCATATGCACCTGTGGTAGTACCCTGAGCAGTTAAATTGATTGAAGTAGAAATAATTTGTTCAGAAGTAACTGTTGGAATAGACAGTACAGCTGTTGGAATTGACACGTCAACTCGTGTTGTGTTAGTAACACCACCTAAACTAATTGTTGCAGCAAATTTATTTTCTGTACTTGAGCTACTAGCGGCAAGTAAGTCTTTTAACAAAGTTGCACCTTGTGCATAAGTAGTTGTAATATTAGTACCAGTTTTTAAATATGCTGTTACATTAGCTGTAATTGAACGAGTACCAGTAAAATATGTAATAGGCTTATTAACAACACCTAAATTAGCGGGTGTTAAATAAGTTAAATTATTATTAATTGTTAAATTACCACCAGTAATTGCAATAGTATAAGGTGTACCTGTTAAACCACCAAAAGTGCTGGAAGCCAAAGTCATAGTAGACAATTTATTAGCAATATAGCCAGCATAAGTATCTTTTAACTTAGAAGTACCAGTTAAACCACCAGTCATAGCAGTTGTGCCTGTACCAGTGTTATCAGCTAAACTTACTTTAGTAGTTAACTGACGCATAACAGTGCCCTTACCAGCCCAAACACATGAAGCAATTGCATCTAAACCGAAATCGATTGTAGCACTATCAATAGCGCAGTTATCAATAACAAAGGTTACGTCATCAAATACAATAATTAAACCAAATGCGTGTAATTGGTGAGCATTAGAATTTGCAAAACTCACTGTGGATACAGGAGTAGTACCAGCAGTACTTACCCAACCGGGTTTTGCACCACCAATTGCAGTAGTTCCTGCTAAGGAATTCCAAAGAACAGATTCTTCAGCTCCAATATAGTCATCGGAGTCAGGAGATGTATTAACTGTAGCACCTTCTTCGAATTTAGGACGAATGTAAGTAGTAAAACTCCAATCTACTGGCTCTAATGAAGTATTAAAGCTACGTTGACCGCGAACAGGTGTAGTACCTGCTTCGTTTACAGTAATAGTTTCTTGTCCTGTGTTTTGTGAAAAAGAGAATCCGTCTTGAACTTGGATCTCTCGTGTATCTGCACTAGTGAAACCAGAGGAGTCCACTATTCCGTTAGTTAGTTTAGTCGTATAAAATACCCGACTATTACGTAGTAAATTTAATGCCATACTCTTTCCTTTATGATTTTTGGAAGTATTTTAAGCATTGTAACTAGATATTTATCTGTTGTTATGCTTGTATAAATCCGAGTTATACCAATGCGTAGCGCACTAGTAGATTAATTTCACCGACACCATAAGGAGCTAATAGTCCTTCATCGGTAGTTATTGACTGAATTAATATTTCAGTAGTTGAAAGGTTATTAGTAGTATCGTATACTAATACACGGTTGTCATGAATTACTTTTTCTAAATCGTCAAGTAAATTCTCTAACTGTTGCTGCGCTTCATGCTCACTGCGAACATATACCTTTACAGCAATATTTAAAAATCCCCATGTAAAGTCGCTGGGCATATACTGTCTGGTTTCTGTACCTGCGGTAAGATATACACAGGGGAAGTCCTGTACTTCATCCCAGAATTTTAACTGAGGGTAGCTATTACTAAATAGATTAGTTTTATAGCTACCTGTTCCATCTATTATCTTAAATTTTTCAGCCAAGGCTGTTACAATGCTTATTCTTTTTGTCATAATGCTACTGACCTTAATTTATTAGCTACTACTTGTTGCGCAATTTCTCTGATTGATTTTGAGATTAGTAGCTTAGGGTCTCTACTTGAAGGCTGTGCTTGACGACCTCCAGCACTAAATGTTGCATAAGGATTTTTCATGTAGGAATAAAATGCAGTAATCATTCCTTGTCTACTAGTACTCAATCGTTCTACTTTAACAGTACTGGCAAATCTTCCTGTGCGGTAGTTTAGAACTTTACGACTAAATCCGTCTCCCATATTAGCACTAATTACATCCTGTAATTGATTATTTATCAAGTTCATTAAACTAATAGGGCTTGGTGAAGCTTGTTGAATTTCTTCTTTAGGAGTATCTATTTTAGAAACTACTTTAGCGCCAGTACTTTTTTTATTTGAGTTTACTTGTTGTTTTTTAGAACTTGCCGTATGTGCAGCATGTTTATTTAATTTAACATTAGTGCCTTTTAAAGTATTTCTAAAAGACTCTGCAATGTCTTGAACTATAGTATTCGAACCTTGTACGTTTTGTAGTAAAAACTTATCTCGTAAAGTTTTACTAGCCATCAAAGCAATCTTACGTTTTAAATCAAAGAATATTTGTTTTTCTTGTTCAGAAAATTCTTGATTTATATCTGAAGTATGTAACGTAGTAACAACAAAAAGCTCACCTAATACTTTTTCACCAGACTCTAGTACTTCAGGGGCTCTATTTTTAAAACTATATTGAATATCTGCTTGCAGAGCATATAGTTTGTTTAAAGCTTCGTTAGCGTACGAAGTTACAGGACTACCTATAGGTTGGCCGTATTCTATTAAACCATGTAATTTATAAGCTAAAGGTGAAGTGGCTATTGGGGATAATTCACCCTCGGTAGCTGCATGACCTATATCAACTTTACTAATAAATCTACTAGTATAATCTCCGGTTGGTATGCCTTTTCTATTTAAGACTTCAGTTTCTTCTTTGCGTAATCCAAAAATACTGTCTACTAATCTTGGGTCTTTAGATATTTTATCTGATATAAATTTTCTAATTGGGTCCAGTGCTTTAGCTATTAATAGCTGTACATCTGGTCCACCATTTATATATACTAAATAAGGTGTTGGTCCTTGAAAATATCCTCTTGGAATTTGTTCCATGCTGCTGTATGTTCTTGGAGATTTTTCAGCTACTACCTCTAATAACATATTGTGAAAAACTTTAAAATCTTCAACTCTACCTTTGTTATTTACTAATAAAGTATTATAGCTTATATCTAAAATAGTAGGTCTTTTGTCTAAAACTTTTCTGGTATCTTCTTTTAGTAATTGTCTTATTTCAGGATCTAGGCTATTAACTAAATCATCTAAAGTTATTTGCTTACCTGGCATTATGTAAAATCCGCTACGTATAAATCTAAAACGCGTTTAATTGGTGCGGGTAAATTAGTTGTTGCAATATAGCTAATTTGAGTAGTATTAGGATTTAAGTCGCGACTACTTTTAACAACGCCACTATTACGCGAGTAATATTCTATTAAATCTAATACTGCTAGTTTTAAATCCGCAGGTAAATCGGGTAAATCATATCCAGCTGTATATGTTACACGGTAACCATTAATTAATTCGGAAAACCCACCAGGTGCTAAACTAACAATTGTATCGCCTTGATTAACCCAGTCTGTATATTTTGTTAAATTTGTATATGTTTTACCATAGTTAGTGCTACGAGCAACTGAGACAACATTTGCCAATGGAGTTTCTTTTAATAGTAGGGTTTTAAAACCACCATCAAAAAATTCAATTTTTGCATCAGCATACCAATCTACAAAGGTGCGTCTGCAATAACTTTTTACTAGTTCGCTTACTTTGGGTATTAAGAAATCAATTTCAACGTCTGAATTAGTACTAGAAATTCCCATGTAGGCTTTATATTCAGCTTTTGTTACTAAACTTATTCCCATAAATACCTCTTACTTGTTTTATAAAGGCACAAAATACCTTTATAAAACAAGACCCCGAAGGGTCTTGTTAAAAACACATTATCTAATTAAGATGCTGTGTACTTGTGTGCTGTAACAGCGTTACCCAAGTTAGTAGTAACACGTGTCATACCTGTACGGAGGCTAGCCACCATAACACGACGCTGTGTTTCAACCAATTCTTGAGTGTCGATACGCAGACCACGCTGGTTACCAACAATAAAGTTACCGGGGTTCAAGCAAACTGCACCAGCGATACCTGTTCCAGGTGAAGCAAATTCTGCAGAAACCAACACGGGGCTACCACCGATTTGGCCAATTTGACCAGTCAGCAATGTAGCTTGTGTACCAACTTGATTCATTGTTTGGAACACTGTGTCTTCGAGCAACTGGTAATATGTATCGGTATTAACGATATAAATTACTTCTTGTGGATCGAGACCCCAAGCACCCAAACCTTGACGCAATGTGCGCATTTTAGCAACTGTCATACCAGCAGCAACAGTGTTACCCGTGGCAGTAGTGTTAGAAGCCCAGTTTGCTAAACCTTTAACAGGATCAGAACCAGAACCAGCACCTAACAAGAAAGCCTTGTCAACGGCACGAGCAACACGACGAACCATACCATCACGAATCACGGGCATTAAAGCAATCAAAGAATCTTCTTCTTCTTCGTAAGCTGTATACTCGTTTGTGGCAAGTTTATAAGCGTTCAAAGTGATTTCTTTGAGGGCATGTGTAGCGTTTCCACCAGCAGAAGCACCAATAGTACTTGAAGCAGGAGTAGCAGCAACATTACCAAATTCAGCATTGGTAACCCAAGTAGCAGTACCTGCTTCTGGATTCACGGGGATGGTCATCACGTTTGTTTGCATAGCAATGTTGCGGAAAATAGGAGCAACAACTAAACGACGACGAACTTCAGATTCCATGTTCAAAGAAACTTCAAGTTCCCATGTAGCTGAAGGCAAGTGAGCACCGTACTTTTGTACCATGTCACGACCAAATTTTGTGCCTTCCAATGACTTACCAGCCATCTTAGCCAACATAACAGCCTTTTCTTTGTCAGCATAAGACATACCATCTTTGGCTTCTTGGAAAGACATTTTTGATTTTGTGATTGCTTCGATTTCAGCAGCTTTTTCTTTCAAAGAAGCTTCTAAACCAGCGATCACTGATTTGCTTGACTCTTCAGCAGTAGCTAAACGCTTCTCAACTTCGGCCATCAAGCGCTCAGCACCTGTGTCACCAGTAGAGATAGAAGCAACAGCGGCTTTAACGCGTGCATCTAATTCGGCTTCGGCTTTTTCAGCAGCAGCTTTGTCAGCAGCAGCTTTTGCTTGTGATTCAACGATGGCTTTTGCAGTTTGCTCAGCCGCTTTGTTAGCTGCATCAGCCAACATTTGTTCTAATTGTTTTGGATCCATGATGTTCCATTCCTTATTAATTTGGCTGTCTGCTTCCGTTGAGGATTCTAGCCCTTTAGCTGAGTCGCTGTTGGGTGCAAACTGCATTTTGAAAAATTTAAATTCTTCGGCTGTGTCAAACGCCTTAGAAAGACTAAATAGTGTATTTTGATTAGCTGGTACTGACACTACTGAAATTTCGTGCAGTTCTAGCTCTTTTACCACAAACAACTCTTTGGCTGCATCATATTCCGCATCTACGATTCGAAATCCGATACTAAATGCCGTTAAGATGCCATCTTTTACAAGATTGAACACTTCGGTAGCCGCTGAAGAAATTCTGGCTTTAATCCATAATCCTTTGCCGTCAACTCTATGTTCTACCATCCTACCAACTGGCTCGCTATGGTCATGATATGCCAAAATTACTGGATTTTTCAAATAATTTTGTATACCCTTTTTCCATACACTTGCTGGGACAATATCGCCTTGTCTATCAACATCATCGGTACTTGCGTACCCTTCAATTGTTATACTAGTTGTCTTTCCGTCGGTGGTATCGTTCTTGATAAATGAACTGTTTAAAAACAGTACTTTACTTTTATCTACCATATTACCCCTTTATTGCTGATTATCTGCGGGCCTACCACCTTTCGACGGATCAGCAGCCGAACCCGCAATATTGGCGGGTATTCTTATTTCGTTATGGCCCTCAATAGGGTCATAACGTAACTCTTTTCTTGCTTCATTAGCTGTAATGATGCCTGCATTGACTAACGTCGAATGGTAAGCAGCAATATCTTTTAATTCTGGTTGCATTGCTGATACTGAACTAGTAATTGCTTCAATATCATATCCGAAATATCGTTCTAAGCTTGATGTAAACTTACGAACAACTGGCATTACTGTTTCTAAATAAAATAAGCGTAAATTAGGCGAAATATTTGCGTTGTTTCCACCAGCTAATAAAATAGGTGGAATACCTATACATTGCATAATTAATTCGTTGTGGGTTTTAATCGATTGATCAAAATCCATGTCTTTGAAATTTTGGTTAGATACTTGGGCTGGTTTTAATCCTGAATCTAAAATAACTGGACGTCTGCCGCCTTGTTTAGTAGAATATTTTTGTAACCAGTATTGTATTGTTTTTTCTTTTGCAACTTGTGAAAGTGTATTTTCCGAAGTTAAAACTAAACCAAATACAGCTCCATTTTCAAAAAAGTTTTCTTGAAAGTCTTTCATTGCGTATAAAGTAGCAATGCTTCGTTGAGCTGCTTCTAATCTACTAGCGCCGCGATAAATTGATTGTGAATTTAAATCACGGAAGTGAAAAACTTCTGGTTCTTTAAACTCAACCATTCCGTTGTAACGATAACCACGGATAAATGTTTTTGTATCAGTTAAAATTTCTACGTTTCTAGCAGGCAGGTGATACATAAATACACCATCAAAGTGTATAAATACGTTACCTTCTAAAATCAAGTCTGTAAATATTGACTGACGAAATTCTTGGGTGCTTTGATAAGGATTAGGACGAAAGTTTAAAAGAGTATTAAGGGACTTTTGACGAATTCCCGTAACAACGCCTTCATTAACTTTATCTTTTACGTCATAGTCAAGCGAGCTAGCTGCATTAACAAGCATACTAACCGAACGATTAACCGACTCTAGTTTCTGAAAGGCTTGTTGATATGTTATCTTGCTTTCAGTTGAAATCTGTGTACCTGCGTCTTGCGCGATACGAGTTTGTGCTGGATTGAGTTTTGTAACAATCCAGTCTGTAAATTTTGACATAGTTTTCCCTTAAGTGAACTCACTAAAGAAACTGCCAAAACTTTTCTTGGGTACTGCTACCTCAACTCCAGAATGTTTTGTACGCTGTGATTCAATCCAGTGAGCCTGCTTGGGTTCACTTCCAGGTCTTGGAGCTTTACCATAAACTCCGTGCAGCGCTACATGATGACGATTACAAAGGGTGTAAACTTGGTCATATAACTCTACTCGATGCTCACTAATAAACTCATCCCTAACAGCTACAATGCCTTCATCTGTTGAAATATCATATCCACGAGCTTTAGCCCATTTATCTAGTAGTATAGTAACTGAATGTAGGTGATGAAGCTCTAAGTCAGTGTTACCACCGCAAATAAAACAAACATCTTTTTTCTCATAGGCTGCTTTAGCCCTGTCGCGAACCCACTTTACAGGGATTCGCTTATTTGTATTGGCTGCCATTTACTTTAATGTGCTTCGTAACATCCATGAATGCTTTTTGTGTGCGTCTTGACGATCTGCTAAGAAGTTTGACAAACCATGGTCGCCCATTACTTCAGCAACATCAAAAGCTTGGCGAAACATTTCTGCACAAGTATCTGAATCAGCTAAAAGTTCTTGAGCCATTTGTGCGGGCTGTGGTACACCTTCTTGATCTTCAATTATTGAAAGGTCGTCTAATTGTTGAAAAGCAACTGGCACATAAATTCTTGTGCTACGCAATTCTTCAGCAAAGTCATCAATGATGCCATAAACTTCTGTGTAAATGCGTTCAAACAGCAAGTGAAATTCATAAAAGTCTGAGCCTTCAACATTCCAGTGAAATCCAGCTGCTTTTAAATAAAAAGCAAACTCAGTGGCAAAAGCCGACTTTAACATTGCTTCGTATTCTGTTTTATCCATTATTATCTCCAAGTGGAACAAAACACTCCACAATTACCTAGTATTATAGCACTAAGGCAACAAAAAGTCAATGTTAAAATTTTTTGTACCATTATAGTGTGTATGTGTATAGCGCATACCTAACGGCATCAGCCATGTGACTATAATCATCATGCATTGGTCGTTCACGCTGCAGCCCCTCACGTTGATCCCAGCGATACTGGTCAAACATGGCTCGCACGTTAGTGCAATGTGGGGCAACCTTTAATCGACCTTGTTGTAGTAAGGTCTGAACATACGCAATGCCTGGTAAGACATCTTTTTTAGCTTTAGTAGTTGAAATGTTATACAAGTAAGCAAGGTCGCCAGCAAACTGTGCAGCGGCCGAGTCAATAAAAGTTACTTCAACACCGTGTTTGTTGTTCAATTGAGTAAATACTTCAGCGTGTTCGGCTGTGGTCTTTTCTGATTGTAGGTATTCATCAACAATCCAAAAGCAATCAGTAGCAAAATCGTAAACAACAACACAATACGCAGTTGAATCTCTGTAACCTGGGTCACAGCCAGCAAACGCTTCACCGCGTAAATTGTCAGGAGTTTCGCAAACATCTGTGTCTGCTAAACTATAAATCTGACCTTCAAATACGGAGAATGAGGCAAGGTATTCTTGTTCAAATTCTGACTTTGACATTGATCGACGTGCTTCTGCAACATCCGACTCAGCCATGCGAGTATTTTCAGTGTAGTCAGCTTGTAGACTAATCCACTCTGGGAAACCTGGGTCAAAGCCACGTTGCCAAAACTGCGAAAACCAGTTGTTGCGACCACGGGGAGTGGAGATAAAAATAGCTTTGGCCTGTGGCTTGTCTAGTGTAGGTCGTAGTGCAACATTAAAAGCTGCTTCACCGCCTTCACCTAGGGCAGCCTCGTCAAATATAATTAAATCATACGATCGACCAACAGTTGAATCAACGGTACTAAGAGAGCCCATACGAATGGTACTACCATTTGAAAGTTCGATAATTTTGTCTTTGAGGTTGTCACGTGCAACTTCGAGGTCGAAGTGTTTGATGAGTTTGCGTTGGAGTTCAAAAGATATTGATGATAGGTTATAGTTAGGGGAAATAATTAATACATTTGATCCAGGCACTAAGGTTACCAATTGACCAATAATATTAGCAATATAAGTTTTGCCTAGTCGCCTGGCAAGTGCAGCGCAAATAAAACGGTACTTGGGATCATTAACTGCGTTGATTAGTGCAACTTGTGGGCGATTGATTGTATCGTATACATCTAACAACTTAAGGTAGTTTGTTATGGGTAGCTTAATAAACCGCTGTTGAGGGTCTATTTCTGTAATGGCATCTACATTGATATCTGGTCGTGAGACTACTAACATTAAACACCTTCGCCAGTAATTAAACGTTGTACTAGTTGTGAGTACTTGCTGCCATCTAGACCTTCATTGATTTGCACGTTAACCTGCTTTTGTGGTCCGGACTGTGTGCGTGCTTTTTCAAGTGCAATTTCACGGTCTAATAAATCCATAGACATTTTATGTGACATTTGTAATAGCTCGGCAATATCTTTGGTGCTACCAGTTTGAGATTCTTCTAGTTCCGAAAACTTTTGTTTGATTAGTGCATCCATTGCACGTCGCATTAGGAATCGGTTGTTGTAGCCTGAATCAAAAAATACTGAATCAATATATGATTTTACTTCACGACGTGCTAATAAATTTGTTACCACTTCAGGGTCAAGATCTAGTTCTTGGGCAACTGCACGGGCGTCGTTAAGCTGGAGGTAGGCATTTGCTACTTCCAGTGCTTCCGGAGAGATTCTCACGGTTTCGGCGGGTAAATGAGTTGTCATGGTATGGTCCTTTTATGTTGATTATAACAGTTTAGGGGTATTTCGGCAAGCGTAGATTTTAGCACCCAAGTGTTTTTGGAAAAATTCTTTAGATAGGCCGTGTGGGTGGGCCCCCATACTGGTGGGGGTATACTAGTCCTTTAACCGCCCCTAGTATAAACAGTATAAACAGTTTATACTGTTTAATTTGTGAACGAAGGTATTAATTTAATTTATATTAGGGTAAACACCTATGTTGTATTTTTGCACACATTTTTCAAAATGAATACTTTTGTTTTCAAGGTTTAAAATTAGGGGTTTGACCATGCCAAAAACACGCTATAATAACTCATGTTCACTAAATCACTCACTGGAGAATTTCACATGGCAAAATCTACACGTTCACCCTTGCAACACTTCTTTGCAAAATCCCTTAAAATGGCACGTTCAAGGGATAAAATGAATAATCGCACTTCTGACGATAATGTAACTATTGATTATCTTTGCGGATTATATTATGGTCAAAATGGATTATGTTTTCATACTGGCGAGATAATGACCATTGAACGTGGTTTAATTGAAGGTGCGGTTATATTTACATTATGCACAATGGATAGAATAGATAATGCTCAAGGTTATAATGTAGGTAATATTATCTTGGCTTGCGATGGTATTAATCGGATGCGCTCAGATATGCCATTATCACAATTTCGGGCATTATGCAAACGCATTGGAATGAATGGATAATATAATAAGGGGAAACCCTTATTATATATATATATATATTAACTGGAGAATATAAAATGGATTATCAAATTGTAAATGATTATATGACTGCAACATATCCTAATATGGCATATAATGTCCGAAAAGGTAATGACTGTATTTGGGTTTCAATGGGCGTGGTGAATATGTATTTTATTATCCGTGATAATAAAATTGCTGATATTCAAGTTGATTAATAGGGGATTATATAATGACTTCAAATGATTATAAACAAATTATTAGAATGGGCGAATCCGTATATTCTAAATATACGAATAATCAAATTCTAGAATTTAAAGTATTTTGTGATAATCACGGAATTAAATTTAATAATATGGCAGAATATAGGTCGGCATTATCACAGTATTATCAATAATAATCAGATAATGATTAAGGGTTTACCCCTATAATCGCAAAATGTAAGTAAGCACTCACTATCATTTTGCGAAGTGAGCACTCACTATTACAAAAATTTTTTCAAAATTTTTGCGCCAGTACGGGTTCGACAGATTTTTATTATGTGTGGTATTTTCGCAACGGTTGCCTAAAGCGACCGTTACTTTTTTACAACAGTTTTTGTTACGAAAAATGAATACTTTTGTTTGCAGGATTTTTTGAATACCAAAGTATTAAGCGCGGAGCGCCAAATTTTACCACAGTGAGAAAATTTGTCAATAGGTATAAACACCTATGTTGTATTTTAGCACACTTGAACTTTTTTGGTTTTTTCGTGTATAATAAACACATGATGACAAGGAAGTTAACAATGATTAAATTTGCAAACAAATTAATTCAAGATATTTTATGTGCAATTTTATTTGTTGCTATAACCTTTTTGCCATTGTGGGTTTGGCTTGCGACAATGAAGCCATTGTGATATAATTTAATTTTAAGGAAATGAAAATGAAAACATTGAACTATACCCCAGAGCAAACTGCTCGCATGGTTGCCGAATATCAGGCAGGCACTAGCGTTGAGGCTATTGCTGAAACATTTGGCAAAACTGTTCGCTCTGTTGTAGCAAAATTGAGCCGTGAAAAGGTTTATGTTGCTAAAGCATACAAAACAAAATCAGGCGAGACACCTATTAAAAAGGATACTCATGCTGATTTTATTGGCGAGGCTTTGGGTTTGACTGAAGCTGATACAGAATCATTGACTAAAGCAAACAAAATTGCTTTGGCAAAGATTGTTGATTTTATCAAGGCTGAAAAGACCTTGTAAACAATAAGGGCATTTGCCCTTATTGTTTTAAAAATGAAATTATGCTATAATTTCATTTTTAAAACAAAAAAACCACTAGTCTGTTTTTAAATGAAAGGTCTATTATGCGTGATTCAATTGATCGTGATTTTCACTTTTGGATTTCAGTTGTACTAATGAAACTGATTTTTCTTGCCGCAATTTTTCTCTATGCTGTTTTGTTTTAATATGATAAAATCAGATAAACTAAGATTATTTCAATTAATGCTTCAAGATGAATTTAAACTGAAGCATAGGGTTAATTTTGCAAAATGTAAGGTTTTGCGTTTTGATGGCGACTCTTGCATGGGAATGTATGAGGGAATAAAACTATCAGATAAAAAGATAAACCACAAAATAAGGTTTGCTACTAGTGAAATAAAATCAGATCGTGATTTGTTTTCTACACTTGCCCATGAATATGTTCATGCTTGGCAAATGGAAAATGACAACGACTTAGGGCATGATACAGAATCAGGTTTCACCCAATGGCGCAAATACTTTAACAATGCCTATGGGGTTGACATCGTTTCATTTTGAATACCTAGGTTTGCAGATAAAATTGAATACTCAGGTTTTCAATTTTATCTGGTCGCTTTAAGCGACTGTTGTTTTTTAACTACAGTTTGCGCCAATTTTATCACATAAAATTGCCGCTTGTCAAGAATTTTTTATAACATATTTTTTGTAGGGGTATAGATTTTTTGGCGTTTTTTATGTATAATCACACCATACAGAAAAAGGATTCAAATGGCTAAAATTAAAAAGGTTTCAATTTATGATATGGATGGAACAATTGTTTGTTCACTTCACAGATACCGCACAATCGTTGACGAATCAGGCGAAAAAATTGATTTAGGCTATTGGAGAGAAAACGAATATCGGGCATTAGATGACTCTCTGCTACCATTAGCAGAAAATTATAAAAAGGATTTAAAAGATGAATCGTGTTTTGTTATTATTGCTACTGCCCGTGTTCTCCGTTCCCCTGATTATACATTTATTGATTCGGTTTTGGGAAACCCTGATTATATTATATCTCGCAGGGATGGCGATAATATCTCAGGCGGTTCATTAAAAATTAATGGTTTGGCTAAATTCTTTAATCTAAAACCATTCAAAGATGCTGAATTTACATTTTACGAAGATAATACAACATATTTAAAAGCGGTTTGTGATCGTTTTAATATTCGGGGCGTTTATGTTCCGTCAAAACAAGGTCACTGATTAGAAAACCTGAGTATTCAAAAATAATTGAATACTCAGGTTTTCAATTTTAACTGGTCGCTTTAAGCGACTGTTGCGAAAAAACCACAGGCGCCAATTTTATCACATAAAATTGCCGCCCGTCAATAGGGGAAACCCTAGGTTTGCATGATATTTTTTCACAGGGTCTGGCGTTTTTCTCTTGCAGGGTATGTTGACATGGTTAAAATTATGTTATAATGGGATTCTACTAACTAAGGCACACAATGGCTAAAAAGCAATACTTTTGTATTCTGGACACTGAAACTACAATGGGCGACACTGTGGCGGATTTTGCCATGATTATCTGTGATCGGGAGGGTATTATATATAATCAATGCGCTGTTTTAGTTAATGGGCATTATAATACTATGGAATTATTCCATGATAAAACCAAAAACGATATATGGGGTTATGAGGGATTAACTAAACGCAAAATGGGTTATATTGCCATGTTAGAAAATGGCGTTAGAATGATTGCATCAGTTAATGCCATTAATAAATGGATTAATCAGGCAATCGGTAAATATAATCCCTCATTAACTGCATATAATCTCGCTTTTGATATTAACAAATGCTCAAATACTGGTATTGATTTATCAGGATTTAATCAGAAGTTTTGTTTATGGCAAGCATCGGTCGGTAATATCTGCAAAACCAAAAAATATAAACAATTTTGTTTAGATAATCACGGTTTTAATAATGTTACTAAGCATGGCAATATGACATTCAAAACTAATGCGGAAATGGTTTGCGGTTTTATTAATAATAATTTGATTACCGAGCCACATACTGCATTAGAAGATGCAAGAGATTTTGAATTGCCTATTTTAACGCATATTATTAAAAAGCGTAATTGGCAAGATAATATTATTCCTTATGACTGGAATAAGTTTCAGGTGCGAGATAATTTTAAGGCAGAATAAAATGAATTACTTTAAAATGAATCAATTTTCCCGTAAAAAATTAAATAATGGATATACTAGAATATTTATTATGATATTTGGTTATTGGTATTCTTTTGAATATAAAAATTGGAATTAACATGGAATTATATTTAGGCTATATTGGTTCGATTATGTTGGCAATCTGCGGATTACCACAGGCAATAGAATCATATAAAACAAAATCCTCCGAGGGATTAACTTGGGGGTTTTTGGGATTATGGTTTTTTGGGGAAGTATTTACATTTGTTTATGTATTCCCTAAATTAGATTTTCCGTTATTGATTAACTATTCTGCTAATATAATATTTTTAGCAATTATATTATATTATAAAATTAATCCCAAAAAATAATACTTTGGTTTTCAAAACAAATTGGAAACCAAAGTATTAGCTGTTGCAAAAAAACAACAGTCGCTTGAAGCGACTGTTGTAAAAAAACCACAAGGGTAAACCCCTATGTTTTTGCCCTAAAAATCGTGTAAAATTTGCGTATGGACAGAAAACAGCTTACAGCATTATTAAATAATCAGACTCAGATTATCTGGGATAATCTGTGCGAGTTATATCCCCGATTAACTAAACATAATCCTCCGATTATCAAAGTTAATGCTAGATTATATCGGACTGCTGGCAGATGCCATCAGGAAGATAATATAATTGAATTGGGTTATTTATTTTTTACACATTCTCTAGAATATCGTGATATAATGACAGATATTATATTACCTCATGAGATAATCCACCAAGCCGATTATGATTTGTTTGGATTATCAGAAGCAAAATGCGGTCACGGCAAAAAATGGCGTGAAATAATGATTAACTACGGATTAAAAGATAATCCATATCATTCAATGGAAATAAAACGATGATTAATAAAATTTCTTGGGTTGGCACATTATCAAGCATTATCGGTGCTTTTATTGTCGCTAGTCAATTATTCTTTTTGGGATATTGTTTCTTTATTATAGGTTCATTATCTTGGTTAGTAGTTGGATATTATCGCAAAGATAAATCATTAATTACCCTTAATGGTACATTCTTTTTAGCTAATATTCTTGGTTTATATAATTCATTTTGAAAGGAAAATAAATGAAAGCAGTTAATTATACCCCTGAGCAAACCATGAAAATGGTTTCCGATTATCAAAACGGAGTTTCTGTTGAGATTATCGCAGATAATCTTGGAAAAACTGTTCGCAGTATTGTCGCTAAATTATCCCGTGAAAAAGTTTATATTCGCAAAGAATATAAAACCAAAAACGGAGAATCTGCTGTTAAAAAAGATATTCACGCAGATGCTATTGGAGCGATTTTGAGATTACCTGAAAATGATATTGAATCATTAACTAAGGCTAATAAAAACGCATTAAAAGCGATTTTTGAGGCATTAGCTAATTCAAAACCAATATAATCATTAACTGATTATATGCCGATTATCTCTGATAATCGGCTTTTTATTATCTCCTAGCGAAGTAAGCGCTCACTTCGACCCAACTGGTCGCTTGAAGCGACCGCCACCAAAACCCCATTTAAGCGCAGAAAATTTTCTGCGCCAGTGCAAATCCTTGACAAGTGCAAAACTTTGGCGGTTTACGCGCCCATTATAGAGTGTAAAACCTTGAGTTGTCAAGTAAATTTTTTTCAGGGTCAAACCCGCAAAAATTCACAGTTGAGTCAAATTTCAAAAAGTTTTATAATTATTTATAAATTCAAGAAAGGCACTGAGATGACAGACCATGAATTTTACGCACAAATTCAAGAAGATTACTATCAAGAATTTGCAGGTGCAGAACTGTCGGAAATTTTCATAGTTACCGACGTACACCCCGAATTTTTTGAATTTGACGATGTTCCGTTTTGAGAGTATAATTAATCTTTAAATAGCGCAGAAACCATTTGAAAGGACATATGATGACTGAAAAACCTGTAAACTATACACCTGAGCAAACAGCTCAGCTCGTTGCCAACTACAAAGCTG